GGAGGATTAAATAATGGCTACTTTTGATTTAACAGCTAAATCCACCACTGGCGTTGGTGCTAACTCAATTGCCTCTGCTCCTTCTCATCAAAATACTCATATGCCACAAACTCTACAGGCATATTTGGATATTGATGCTTTGATAGCAGCAGGTAATACTATTGCTAATGGAGACATCTTTCAAGTTCTTGAAATCCCTGCAGGGTTTCTAGTTCTTAATGCAGGTGCTGAAGTAATGAAAGCTTTTACTTCAAGCTGTACTTTGGACATGGACTTTACTGATGGTTCTAATGATAATGACATCATTGATGGTGCAGACCTAACCTCTACAGGTTTTTGTGCAAAAGGGACTAATGGACAAACTAATACCATAGGAACTGGAGCTGCATCAACTTATACTCAATTTATGTCATCTGCTGACACTATTGATTGTAAGATTGCAGGAGCAGCAGCAGCCACAGGTAGACTTAGAGTTTATGCAACTGTGATTGATTGTAACGATCATGGTGCTGTAGATAAAGCTACTGAAGTAGATAGAGATCTACTTGCTTAATAAATAACATTGGGAGGGCAGGGCAACTTGCCCTCTTAGTTTATCTAAAATAAGGATGTACTATGGCAACAACATTTTTAACTTTAACAAATGAATTGTTACGTAGGCTCAATGAAGTTACTCTAACAACAGATACATTTGCTACAGCTAAGAATGTTCAGGCGATAGCAAAAGATGCTATCAATAGTTCTATAAGAGAAATACTTCAAGATGGGCATGAGTTTCCATTTTTAAAGACTACACAAACCCAAACACTGACAGCAGGTACAGGAACATACGATTTTCCTTCAGACATGTCTTCAGTGGATTGGGATAGTTTTTATTTAAAGACACTCACTTCTGAATCTAATACAGCTAAATCTTTGCCTACAATATCTTTTGAAAGCTATACTAGAAATTATAGAACAATAGAAGATGCAGCAGGAACAGGTGGTAGAACTGCACCTGATTTAGTTTATCAAACAGCAGAAGAAAAGTTTGGAGTTACACCTATTCCTAATGCAGCTTATGTGGTAGAATACGTGTACTATAAGTTTCCTAATACATTAGGTATCAATGCATCTACTGGAGCTGCAACAAATGGAACAGACAGTACACATGATATTCCTATTATTCCTGAAAGATTTAACTACATAATTATTGATGGTGCTATGGTTTATTTAATGAGATTTAGATCAAATGAACAAAGTGCTCAAATACATCAACAAAAATTTATGATGGGTATGAAAGTCATGCGTAGGCTATTACTTGACGATAAACTTTCTGTAGAGTCTACAATGATACAAAGACCTAAATTTTCTTCACATATGTTAAGTCTTGGTTCGTAATGGCAGATAATGTACAAACTTTTAAAGTTATATCTAGGGGTGGCTTAAATACAACAGGAGATGTTTTATCTCAAGGTCAAGACTTTCCGGGCAGTGCTACAAAGCTATTAAACTATGAACCTGATCTACAGGGTGGTTATAGAAGAATAAGTGGTTTTACAAATACTTATGGTACAGTTACTGGAACAGGTTCTGTATTAGGTGTATGTGTAGCAGATGGAATACATAATGGTATACTAGCTGCGAGAAAGCCATCTTCAGGAAGTAACTATTTACACTATTGGACAGGTTCTGCTTGGGCTGCTGTTACTAGTGCAGGTTCACCAACAATGAATGGTGTAACTAAAGTTAGGTTTACCAGAATTAATTTTGGATCACCTAAAATTGTACTTACAGATGGTATTAATCCTGCAGCTACTTATGATGGTAGTAGCTATGTTCAAATAACAGACTCTAATGCTCCTACTGATCCTGTAATATCAGAAGTTTATCAGAATCATTTATTTTTAGCAGGTGATCCTGCAAAGAAAGATGAGTTATTTTTTAGTGCTCCACTAGCTGAAACTGACTTTACTCCTGCAAATGGTGCAGGTAATATTAATGTAGGTTTTGATATTGTAGCTATAAAAGTTTTTCGTAATATTCTTTATATCTTTGGCACTAATAATATTAAAAGACTTGTTGGTAATAATAGAACAGATTTTACATTAGAGAATGTTACAAACAATTTAGGTTGTCTAGCTACAGATAGTGTAATAGAAATAGGTGGTGACTTACTATTTTTAGCACCAGATGGTATTAGACCCATTGGAGGTACAGCAAAAATTGGTGACGTAAATTTAGAAACTGTGTCTAAAAAGATACATAAGACAGTACAGAATACTATTAATACAGAAACACTTACAGGTTTATCTTCTGTATTAATCAGGTCAAAGTCACAGTTTAGATATATGTTTGATAGCACTAGTTCTGTAGGAATACTAGGAGCACTTAGAGAAAGTCCTCAAGGTGGTTTTGGTTTTGAGTTTGCAACATTGTTTGGTTTTTCTGTTACTTGTGCAGATAGTGGATATATAGGAACAACAGAAACAATTATACATGGTGACTCTACAGGTAAAGTTTATGCACAAGAATCAGGAACATCTTTTGCAGGATCTGATGTATTAAGTATTTATCAGACACCTTACTTATATTTTCAAGATCCAAGACAAAGAAAAATATTTTATGATATGTCTACGTATTTACGTGCAGAGGGTGCAATATCTGTTTCATTAGGTATAGTGTATGACTTTGAAGATACAGATATTCTTAACCCTGCTAACGTAACATTTAGTGCTACTGGTACAGCAGCTGTTTATGGTTCAGCAATATTTGATACAACACAAGTTTATGATGGTAATCCCTCTCCAGTAGAGACAGCAACATTTACAGGATCAGGTAAATCTATTTCTTTTCGTTTTGTTGCAGAGGACACAAATGCTAGTCACAGTATACAGGGATTCACAATTACTTATGGATTAGGAGATATAAGGTAATGGGTACAGGTTACACAAGAACAAATACCTCAGATATTCAAGCTGATGAGGTCGTTAAATCAGCACCATTAAATGCTGAACTTAATGCTGTTGTAAATGCTTTTGCAGCTTCAACAGGACACACACATGATGGTACAACTGCAGAGGGTGGTCCTATTAGTAGTCTTCAAAGTATGACTATACAATTTGGTGTTGATAGTCCTAGTGATGGAGATGATGTTGTTATAACTTGTAAAGGAAATGCAGGTGATGGTATTTTTAGGTGGATGGAAGACGAAGATTACTTTAGATTTGATGATGACATTTTAATAAATAGTACTGAGAGACTTAACTTTGGAGATACAGCATCTTATATTCATCAATCTGCTGATGGTATATTAGATCTTGTTAGTGATACAGAAATAGAAATAAATGCTACAACAATAGACGTAAATGGTAATTTAGATGTATCTGGTTCTTTAACCATAGCTGATGTTGCTCTTACTTCAACTGTAGCTGAATTAAATATACTTGATGGAGTTACAGCCACAGCAACAGAGTTAAATATTATGGATGGTGTTACTGCTACAACTGCAGAGCTTAACATAATGGATGGAGTAACGTCAACAACTGCAGAGTTAAATATATTAGATGGTGTAACGTCTTCTACTGCAGAATTAAACTATGTTGATATAACTACATTAGGTACATCACAAGCTTCTAAAGCTGTTACAGTAGATAGTAATGGTGATTTAATTGTACCTGACAGTGATAAGTTTAAGTTTGGTGCAGGTAGTGATATGCAGTTATACCATGATGGTAGTGACTCTTATATTACTAATGCTACAGGTGCATTAAAACTTGCTACAGAGACAAGTGGTATAGCTGTAACAATAGGTCATACAACTTCAGAAGTAACCGTTGCAGATAACTTAACTGTAACAGGAACAACTACTTTAGATGCTACATCTTTTGGTGATGCTAATATTACTAATGTAGGTGATATAGCTCTTGACTCTATTAGTGCAGATGGTACAGATATTAACGTAGCTATTACAGATAACTCTGCTACTTCTTTTACTGTAAAGCAAGGCTCTGATGCATACTTAATCATTGACACAGGTAACAGCAGTGAGTCCATATCTATAGGTACAGGTGTATCAGGTACAGCTATTACAATAGGTCATGGTACTTCAGAGGTAACAATAGGTGATAACCTTAC